ATTGTCAAGCCCCTCTCTTATTTTTTCTACTTCTTGTATAAACCAAAGTAGAGCACCAGTACCAAATTTGAGCTTGTTTGCAAGAGCTAACATCTTGTCTTTATCTTCTGCTGGCGCTATCATTATCTCTCTTTCTGTCTCTAATACGAACGTGTTCACCATGTCTTTTACTAATGGCCATCCTTCAGTCCTTGCCATCTCTGCAACCTTTTTTCTATTCTCTTTTATTTCCTCTTTAGTATATTTTTCCATTACTGGTTTATTAAAAATTTAAATTACATTACCATTCCACTTGAAATCTGTCCAGTCATATCGGCCTGGGAAAGGTTATTTGGAACTGGCATACCACTTCCTGTTGGGTTAGGAAGTCCTCCCTCTCCATTTACTGTTGGAATTCCGGGCTGTCCAGTGACTGGCATTTGTGTTTGTGGCTGTACTGGCATTCCAATATTTGGTTGTTCCTGCGCCACCATCTGTTGATTAACCTGTGTTATTGCATCTGATTCTGAAATAGTAGCATCAGCAGCCTGGTCTGCATAAAGGTTATCTATTCTCAAATGCTCTGTTAAGACTTTTCTATATTTCTCTACCGAATCTGCCAACATTAATATCTGTGGGTCTTGTGTCTCTTTCATCATAGCAAACTCAGGCTGAGATACAGCGTCATTAACCCTCTTCAACTCCATTGCGTGTGTATATCTATGTGCTACTGGCTCTCCTGGCCTTCCAGGGACTATAATACCCTTCTGCATTTCTTCCTGTTGCTTCATAGCCTGCCTTACCTCCTCTATCTTATCCTCATCATCGTCTATTAAGAGGTCCTGGTCAGACATACCCATTTCTTTTAAGTACCACTTTGTAAGTTTTCTAATATCTATAACTGGGGTTATACCATCTTTTCTCATAACTCCCCTTTCTCCTGCTAATTGTACAAGCTGTGGCAAAATCTCTTCCGCCTTTCTCATCTTAAATGCCTGAGATATAGGTGATACAAAGTCTGGATTTATATAAACCCTAGGCTCCCCTTCCCATTTAAACATCTCCTTTTCAAGGGGAATTATCTTTGCACCCTTTATTTCTCGTGTGTTATAGTTTCCATTCTTGTCTTTATAAAGCTCCATGTCCTCAAGCCTCAGTTCTCTCATTTGTTTCTTATCAAACTCCAGAGAGGCTTTCTTACTTGGCTTGCTATAAAACTGAGAAACCCTGCTTATAAGTAATCTTCCCCAATCAGTCATTCCAAACATAAGGTTGTCAGCATACATATTCACCATGTCGGAAATATTCTCCTTCATACTCAGTGTGTTTGTTGCTGGGGTTGAAGACATTGGTAGTACCATTCCCTGAGGGTTAACACCAGTATTCATAATAGCTTCGTCCTTTAGCTCTTCACTTATTCTAAACGAATCAAATGGAATACTTGGCAAATCTAGTGGTCTAACCTGACTTACATCACCAACCTTAATAAGCATATTAGGTTCCATCCTATCCCACTGGTCATCAACATCTCCAAAGATAGTTGCACCAACAAATGTAGGCGGATTAGTAGCAAACTTAATTCTGTTCAATCTTGCATTTCTAATTGCAGAATCCTCAGCAGCCAACTGAATTGTTACATCTCCAGCACTCATTCCATAGAAACTCCCAGGATGTCTTATAAAGTGAAATGCTACAAAAGGAATTTGTTTATCTATATAAGGAATGGGTCCTTCTTTTAGAAGTATATCTTCATAAATAATAACCTCCGAATCTGTCTCTACGTTGTAATAGTATATAAGCTCTCCATAACCCTTTTCTGCATCTCTAGGAGGCCTGAAGAATGGGCTACTGAAACTCTCTGTATTTCCAACATTATCAATTTTATCTAGGTTCTTTATACTAGCATCTCCCTGGAACATTAGTTTTACCTGCGCAGGGGTTACGTATAAAATTCCAGCGGCATCAGTTGCGGCATGACTAGTGCCATGTAAATACTGGGCGTTAGGGTCTATATAAAAATCCCTTATATCCCAAGGAACAAAGTCTATGTCTTCAAAGTCTACTATAACTTTCTTCTCAAACTGGGGTTCTGGTATTAATCCGTTCTTTAAATCCTTCCTTTTAATATCTATATCCTTTGGAAACATTACCTCCCTTGTCCTAATCGTATACGGAATGTACGCTATGGAAGTTCCAAATATTTTAGCCCTCTTAGAAGTGTCTAGAAACTTATATCTTACATCTGTATTCCTTCTAAGGTAATCGTCTATCATGTATTTATAAACAAGTGCCCTACCCTTCTTTTCATCCTCTTCATTTCTAGCTTCGACCAGGAAGCTTATTCCCTGCCTTCTCTCTTTTGCATCTAAGAACGCTATTGTCCTATAGGAAATACTGGATTTAAGATTACTCTCCCAGTTATCCGTATCGTCATATTCAGCCCACATGAGGTAATCCTTTTCCATTAAATCCCAGTGCTTATCCCAACTTCTAGAACCATCAAAATTTACAAGATTACAAGAGTTCTGCCTAGCATTGTACATCTGTTGTATTCTGTTCTTTACCTTTCCAACAATCTTCCACTCGTACTTATTAGACCAAATCTTGTAATTACTTACATAATCTTCAGCTGGTCCATCTAGGTAGCTCTCTAAAGTAATAGCTTTTGACTTACTCATGTTTTTATATGTTTAACTCAATCTTATATTCTACACTTTTTTCTCCTCAGTGTCAAGTGTTTCGTCTAAAATCACTGGTTTATAGTGGTGAGTGACTTGAATTGACTCAATCTCTCCATTAATTACCTTGATAACCACCTCTCCGAACTTTAATTTTTCAAATATTCTGTCGAGGTCTTGAAGTTTTACAGAACTAGGGAACGACGATTCCCCTAGTTCTATTACTTCATATACGACTTCGTTAAGCTTTGGCTTCTTCATCTTTAACCTCCTTTTTATCTTTTCTTAATTCTCTCTCTTTAAGAATCTTTTCGTCTTCTTCGTTTTCTGGAATATACTCCTCAGCAACTAACCTATGAACATAACTCTCTTTCTTTCCAATAGTTCTCCCTTCACTATCCTTTATCCTCGTATACTTCTTATTAAAGACACCTTTTAGATATTCCCACTGGGGCTCTGTAACATCTGCAAACATTGTTGCCCTTTTAAGGGAATCTTTAGTCTCTTCGTAAGGAGGAAGCACTACCATAATTCCAGCAGCCTTCTTAACCTCCTGTTCTCTAGCAATATCCTTTTCATTTAACAGGTCATTAGTTGCAAAAGCGTCTGCTTGTTCTTGTGTCCAATATTCCCTAGGAATATAAAACTTAATTGTTAATTTATTTCTAAGCTCGTCTAAGATTTGTTTCTTAGGTTTTGGCTCCAGGGTCTCTTGTGTCTTCATTACAGACCTTCCCCTGTTAATTACTTCTACCTCTTTAGAGGTAAACTTGTTCCATCCTATCTGGAACTTTGCTGTAGCTTCCCTTAGCTTGTCTTCTGGAGCCTCATCCAGATTCGTTATATGACACTCTAGGGCTAGCCGATTGTTCTTTATACGAACTTTCATATAAATATAAATAATAATTTAAATACGTTAATAACCCGTAATCGGGTTTCTTACACGTCTAGTATGTTTAACGACATACTGGTCTCCCACAGGGCTGTGATATTGAATCACATATCTGAGGGCGTCCATTGCATCGTCAAATATTTTTCTAGGAGCGTCTTTTCTTTTGTTAGCAAGCCTCATCATTTCATCTACCTCAATAGCACTATCGTCGTAACCATACCAAGAATAGTTTTCAAATTCCCTTATAGTATTTACACAGTTTCTGCATACAAACAACTTTGGCCTATTTGTAATGGGGTCTATTTGTAACCTCTTTCTAACCGCACTTATTCCTTCGTCTACACTATCAGAACCTTTTAGTGTTGGGGTGATATAATAACCTTTAGATGCATAGTCTAATATTGTTTGCTTAGCCTGACTATCACCTATCCTCTTTACTCTCTTTCTTATTAGTGGCATTGTCCACTTATCCTCCTTTGCAACAAGTGCACTTATATGCCTGTCTGTTGTCCACTCACTTTCATAATGTTCATCTACCACGTAGGCCGCATCTGAAACATGGTCAAACATAACAAAAACAGCAGCTGTCGGGTGAGACGCACCAAAGTCTATACCAATCTCAAGCGTCCACCTACTTGGAATATTCTTTGGTTCTATTGGGTCTATTACATGAATATCTCTACTAAATTCTTTATATACCAAACCACTTCTCTTTTTAAACTCCGCCTCATACTCCTGAGAATATAAGTCCTCCCCAATTTCCCTTCT